CAATGCCAGCCTCTACCTGCTCGGCGGGCACAGACGCAAACGCCTCCTTGCCGAGCTGGACGTACTCCTCTTTCGTCATCGGCACGCCGAGGATGTCCTTGACGGGACGGATGCCTGTCATGCCGACCGCTTTGCCTACCATCGCAAGGTAAGCACCCATGTACCGAGTCAGCTTCTCGCCGTTTCTTTCGAGTGAATACCTCACGAAGTCGTCGAATGCTGTGATGCCAGCCTCGTTTGCTGCGATACCTAGATCCAGCGCCTTAGAGCGTATGGTGGCGTCGATGTCAGGATCGCTCTGGAACAACGACTGCGGAGGATCGGTGATCCTGTCGTCGAGTTGCATCAGCAGGTCAGTGTCTCTTCTCAGCGGAGGATTTATGACGTTTCTGACGGCATCTTGAATCGTATCGTAAGTAACGTCGTCGCCGAACAGCGATGGGGTTCGCTCCCCAATACCAAGCGACTCAACGACATCTCGCATCGCATTGCGGAACTTGGTAGGCGTAAAATCAGCCAGCGCATGAACAATCCCAGCCACGGTCACGCTTCCGTGTCCTGGGACGGGAAACATTTGCTTTTGTTCGAAGAAGTAGCTCTGGAGCGAGTTTGTTTTGCGCTCTGCAAGGTAGCCATTGTATGCTTCAATTGCTGCGACTAGATCGTCTAGCATCTGCTTTCCGAACTTTTCACTCGCCAAACCCTTAGTTAAAGGTCCGATAGCAGACAGTATCTTTTGCTTGACTGATGGTGCGACATCGCCAAGCAAACTCACGTTTGGAATCACTCTGGCAACCAGCATATTTTCGATTGCTAGTTTCCCCTCGGCTGTCAAGTCGCCTGTGCCTGGATCGACATAAACAGCAATGTCCTTGTCCGACCAAGCTCCGTCTCTCACTATCGCCTGAACAATCCTGGTGGATTGCCTTGGGTTCGCCATTACTTCTCTGAGGCTAGGCTCGGATTCTGCGCCAAGAATAGAGGCTACCAAGTCTATCGTTTCTTCGCTCAATCGCTTGGATTGCGAAACAACAACAGTGGCTTGCGACTTGGCGGCAGCAAGAGACTCGTTCAGTAGTGAAGATATTGTGTTTTCGTCAAAAGGTTCTTCCATCACGCGAATAATGACTGGGTTGTTCAGCGCATCTAGCTGCTCTTGAGGAATTTCAAACTTAGCGCCTTCAGCTCGCATGTGCGATCGGAGAACATCCGCGTTTGGACCAGCATACGCCAACTGCATCCCCATGGACCTTGCGTTTCCGCCGAGGACTCGTCCGTACAGGTCTACGATTGGCGGACCGTCCGTTGGCGACATAGTGTCGCTAGTCAGAAGATACCTTTTCTCTTTATCAACCTCTGCAATACCCCGAACCGTCTGCCTGGAGTCAGCACCCTCTTTCGGATCCTCGTATGGCCGCTCGTTTTCAAGCGACCCTTCGTTCTTGGCGAAGTTCTTTCGAGCGTCGTGGGAAGGGATTAGGGAGTCGGCTTCGACTGCGTAGTACGTTGCTCTTCGAGTGCTTTTATCCGCTGTGATAACCGACGTGGACTTTCCTTTGACACCATATCCCGATATCGCTCCTCGATCTTGTCCCATTGGTCCTGTGTCTGGTCTTTCTTCGTCTTCTTGGTCTCTCGTTTCATCTTTCACCTCTGATTGTTTAGGCTGAACTTCCGACCCCAGATCTTCCGCCGCCTTAGCGATAAGATCGTTTTTGATTTTCTCTGTCGTAATTCCAAGCAACTCGTCGTTGATCTTATCTAGGTTTGTTTTCTTTTCTTTCCCTGCGTCTGGAGCTACAGCGCCAACCGATTCGAAGTCCTTGTCGAAGTCTAGTGGGACTTGCGAACCGTAGATTTTCCCTTCAACGCTAGAGACAGGCAACTCAACAAAAAACGCCTTGAATGTTTTTGTGTGCTGAACGATAGCTACGCCAACACCCAGCTTGTTTGCGAGGGATTGCGCTCGCTTTCTCGCCGCAGCACCGTTCCCTAGATCCATCGGCACACCACTACTGTTGCCGTAGACTCTTGTCGGCAACTCGCCACCGTCAAGCCACGCCTGGATTTTGTCGTCAAGCGATTCGTCCTGAGTCTGATACCAGGTCTTTTCCTCCTGCATCGCTTTTCCGATTATCGGCATCCTATCCGCCTGATACTGCCGCTCCACAGCCTTGTCAAGAGTCTGCTCGTTACCCCACGTTTCATTGATGACTTGCGTGACGTTTAGCTTTCCAAGTAACGGCTCCCAGTAGTCCAAGATCACTTCGAGCTCATCAGTCAGCGTCTGCACCAAGCTACTGTCGATCGCATTGCCTTTAGCTATCGCCGTTTGCAGTCGCATGGCGGGATCGGCAATGTCTCGCTTGTACGATTCGCCTTTTTCAACGTAGGGCGCGGCACGGTCCAACAAAAGTTCGTGACGTTGCTTTGCAGGATTGATGCGATTCTTTAGGTCGGCAGCTTCCCTCTCCGTAAACATCTCGTTCGCTTGACCATGCTCGATGATCTCTATTAAACGATCGTCACTTACGCCATTCTCTCTGGCTTTCTCAAAGTCCTTTCGGAAAAGATCCTTAGCCGCCGTGACTTCCCTTGGGCTACCCTCAAACGCCTTAACCCAATTAGCCAACTTCTCGCCTTCGCGTTGCCTCTTGTCCTGCCGCATCTTTTCCTGGTTTGATTCCATGTCGGCAAGAATCTTCGCAGCTTTATCCGACTGCTGAACCGACTCCGGCTTGCTGTCAACGAGGTCAACTACGCTCACTCGCTCCGCAGGCACGCGGACTGCCGCATCGAACCCGTCTCGCTGCACCTCGATCGTCTCGCCTTTGTTTAGCACGCGAACAACCTTGCCAGCGTAACCCTCCTCCTTGCCTTTGGCACTGACGTTCACCGAAGTTCCCGCCCAGCGTCCTTCGTCCTCGACGGTAGCGTCAGACCACGGCGCAACCGACACGTTGTCATCGACCACCGGCGACTCCTCAAAATCGAAGTCCCTGATCTGCTTCGCTTCACCACTCTTGCGACCCTGCACTGCCGCAGCCATCGATCGCATGCGAGATCCAACGGTCTTGCTAAGCTCGCGGTCAAACGGAATGTTGCTTGCGAATAGCCACTCAATGTTGACAGGCTTTGCGGTCCCGTATCGAGCCAGCCGACCAGACACTTGCTCGACCTTTGTTCCGCTCCAAGGCAGGTTCATATTTACTTGGTAGCGAGAAGGCATCTTGCCAGTCGTGTCGTGGAACGACAATCCAGTACCGCCCTTGTCCATTGTTGCGACGATCAACTTGGCTTCGTTATTTTTCCACTTAGCGAGGTTGTCAGAGTTTTGCGATGCAGTTCTACCAGAATACTCAACGGCCTGACCTGGGAACGCATCCATGATCTTGTCGATCACGCTCGGGAACTTCTCCATTACCCCAGCGGCGTCCATCGCCATTGCAATTTTGTGGACAAATGGCGCAAACGGCGGAGGTCCAGCATTATCACCCATCTCTTTCGCAATTGCTTTTGCTTCGTACCACCGCTGCATCATTTCATCCATCTCGGATGGAGTGTATCGACGCTTGGCATCCTTGCCTTTGATTCCGTACTCTTTTCGGTACGGTTCGCTAAGCGTATAAGTCCCGATGTCGGTATCCGCTTTCGTGTTGACGAAAATAATGACCTGCGGGTCGTTCGTTTCGCCTTTCCCAATGAGATCCTTGGCTCTTGCTATTGCAGCATCTACCTTAGACGCTTCTAGTAGCCGCTTCAACACGTTTGCCTTGTGCGCCTTGATCTGACCTCGCTCAACGTTGCTCTCGGCTTCCGATTCGGCATCAGCGTAGATATCAACCACTTGGTTAGAGATGTCTGCCCAGTACGGGTCAGCTTCTATTGATCGCAACTCGCTGTTAACCATTCCGACAGGAAGTGCCATCGGTCGTTGCACGTAAACGCCACGCTTCTTGAGCCATTCGTTTGCGGCAAGTTGGTCCTCTTCCGATGTCTGCTGTTTATCCCACCAGACAACTGGCACAAAACGCGTCTCTCCGTTACGGTCTTCTTGCTTCACGAAGTAGACGTTTGCGCCAAACATCCACGCCCAAGCCTTAAAGCCGTACAGTTCATTGCGGAACGGTCTCCCTCCTGGCTTATTGGAAGGTCTGTCAAACTGAACCTTCAAGTCGTCAAATATACCGCTGTAGCCGATGTACTCAGCTTCCGTGACGTTTTCAAATGGAGTAGCTGTTGCGTACACAGTAAAGTCAGAGGACTGCACCATGCTCGATAGCTTTTTGCCAGTCTCTCTATCAAGGTTCTTTGCCGAATGTGCTTCGTCTAGCAGCAGTACCGCGCCGGAAGTGCTTGGAGGTGCTGTCCTGGCTTTCGTGTACGTGACAAACTCCACGCCTTCAAGACCGTAGTCGGCTAGGTTGTTTTGCACTTGCGAAACAAGGTCTTGATTTTGCGTGACGTAAACAAACTTCTTGAACCCGCGTTTTCGCAACTCCCTAATCACACCACCAAGCACGAACGTCTTGCCAGTGCCTGGAGCAGATCCGATCACAAACATAGGACGACCGTTTTCGGCAGCGTTCACAACTCTACCGACATCCTCAATCTGATTACTGACAACCTCCTCGGTCATTCCAAACTTGAGCCCTCTTCCGATAAGATCTCTTGTGGACTGATCAACACTGGCAACATAAGACTCGCTAGTTGTTTGGACGTCGGGTTTCTCGTCCTCGGCACGTCTAGCACGTTCGCGCGCCATCTGTTCAGCGCTGACTCCATCATCGGCGGGTTCTGTTCCAACTCCTTTGCTAACGAGTCGATCAGCAATTGCTCGTCGAGGGTCGGCTTTGAACGTCCACTTCTTGCCGTACTTGTCCCAATATCCGCCAAGCTCCCGTACTTCGCGTTTAACATCGCCTATCTCCTTGCTGTGTTCGTAAGTGTTTCCAGTGATCTGCCACGTACCATCAGCCAGCTTCTCGACGTTCAAGCCAGCTTGCCTTAGCGTCTTGTCAACTTCGCTTTCTTTCTCTGCTTCGGGTTGCTCCTTCGGCTCTGGCTTCTTAGCTTCGGGTTGCTCTTGCTTAGGTTGTTGCGGCTTCTTCATGTAGTCGTCGAATTTACCGCCAGCATCCTCAGTCATCTTGTTGCGGTGCGCAGTCCTCCATGCCGACTCAATGTACGGCTTGAGACGATCAAGCATGTCGCCTGGAATGTTAGCTACTGACGCTTTTACAAACTCCGCAAACGTCAAAGCACCGTCTTCGATCACCGCAATAGCTAGTTTTGCAGCAATCTTTAGTAGTTCTGGATCGAGTCCTGAAGGAAGCCTGTTTTTAGACTCGCTTATTAACTGATTCCAAAGATCGCCAATCTCCTTCTTGCGTTCTTCTTTCGATCGAATTGCTTGCGGTGGCTTCTCCGTTGAAGGTTTCTTTTTGCGAGGCGATCGCTTCTTTGGTGGCTTGCCTTCGCTCGGAGGTGGCTGCTGGTCCTTGCTCTTTTGCGCAAGTTGCCTCTTGAACTCCTCCTCCATCGCCGCATCGATTTCCGACTCCGGCGACACAACGTCGCTTGACTGTGCTTGCTCACCGGAAGGGCGATCATCTGGCTTGCGACCCTGCTTTGGCATAACTGCAATTTGACCGTCCTCTGACTCCCAAGACGGCTCCTGATCTAAAACCGTCTCCGATCTCACCACGCCCTTTTTCGATGCTTTGGAGAGCAGGTCGATCATTCGCTTGTGCTTCTGCTCCCCTTCCTTGGTGAAGTAGAACACGCCAGACGTACCGCTCGCTGGCTGCTGCAGACCAAAATCCATCAACTCGACCAACTCCGCTTCCTCGTCGTCGGTCAGCTTCGAGCGATCTAGTCCGTTGTTATTTAGCAGTCCAGACCCATCTTTGTGGGTATATCGCACAACGGTATCGCCAACTTTCGCTTTTGGCACTTCCTCTCGCTTAGACGATTTCGACTCGCGCTCTTTGTCGTAAGCGAACAACTCGTCCCGCACTGATACTGGAACGTCTTTACCTTGATCGATGCCTCGACGTATGACCGACGACCAGCTTTCGCCCCAGCCTAACTCCTGAGCCTCGGCGCGACTCATTTGCCACGAATTTTTTAGCGGTGGCGCAACTGGAGGTTGTTGCGACTCTGGTTCTTTGACACCAGCAAGATCCATCGAGTATTTACCGCTCGAAGTCATTTCTGTTTCGAGCCCTTGACTTGCGGCAGCAGACATCACCTTGTCGTATATCTGCTTGTAGTCGCCAGTAAGCGGATCTCCCTTGTAGAGTCCGGCATAGGTGTTGCCCATCAACATGACTAGCAAATAGGAAGCAGCGTTTTTCCTGGCTCCCTCAAGTTGCTGATTGCGGACATTTTCTTTGTCGTCAGCCTTTACTGTGTCAACAAAATTGAACTGCTGTCCTTCGCTGTCGATCAACAAGTTGCTTGATTTAGAAGGGTCTACTAGGTAGCCAGCGTTGTTTATCTGCAACATCGTGCTCGCTAGCTCGTCGTAAGCCGATTGCGGCATCGCAGCCGCTTTCTTGACGCGACTGCTGTAAACCGCATCTCCTTGGCCTTCTGGCACAAGGCGAGGCAGGGAGAGACCGGCTTCTTCGCCTCTTTGCCGCTGCAATACCCCAACGCCTTGCGAGTTTTCAAACGCCGCCTGACCAGCTCTAACTCCAAGTTTCGTCAACGGGTGATCTACTGGCTCGAAATCATCGATAATCTCCTTCACGCCTTTAGGGACTCGCAACACTAAGTCGTCACTAATTCCGTACACAGAAGCGTTGCCGCCTTTGCCAATAGGCTGACTGGATGCAGCTTGCCGTATGCTGTCGATGGTAAGACCGGATTGTGGCACCTGCTCAGCAGCCTTGCGATCAGCGAACTCCCTATCCGACTGGTCTGCTTGCTCGGGTGTGAGTGCTGGCGTGCCGGGTGCCTGCACCAGCTTTTGCAGTTCAGCCTCAATCTCCGCAGCATTGTTTATGCGGTACTGCTGGTCTTCTGGCGATGTCATTTGCTCGCCTCTAGCCATCCTCGCAGCAAACGAGGCTGGAGTCTGCTGCGGAACCACTGGCGGCGTTGTCGGAGTGGAAGTTGGCGGTGGAGTGGAAACGTTACCACCCCGAGCAGCCATCCTTTCGGCAAACTCCCTGTCTAAATCGGTCTGGGAAGCCTGCGGAACAAGCTCGCCAGCTTCGTCGACCTGCGATCCAGCACCCATTTGCTCGGGTTGCACGCCAGCTTGCGGCTGTGGAGCCTGAGCCTGTTGCTGCTGCTGGTTGATGAACTCCTGGTCCAACTGCGTGGTGATCTGCTTCTCTTGGTTGTCGAGATCCTGCATCTCACCGTTCAGGTTGTCCATGCGTTCGCGCCGGCTGGTGCCTTCAATACCAGCTTCCTTGGCGTCCGACTCCGAGACAAAGTTCTTGGCACGAATCTGCTCGAGTTGGTATCGGCGAGCTCGAATTGCCGACAAGCCAGCACCACCGACCGCAGGAACGCCAAGCAAGAACGCCATCGGCAACGCTGCTTCTTTGGTTTGCTCCCAACCTTTCTTGAACGCATCGGCGATCGTTTTTTTCTTCACGCCGTTGCTTTTGACGGTCTCTCCATCGCCAAAGTCGAGGTCCTTTTCACTTGCAATGTATTGAGCGACGTACTCACCGAGTCCGCTCGTAAATCCTTGCAGTCCTTCTTCCGTAAGTTCAGCAGGAGCCTTCTTAATTGCTTCCCACAAATACTGGCGAGCTGCCTTCATCGCTCCTTGCTTGAGCGAGACAGTGCCACCAAACGGATTTGGAACGATACCTTCAATCAAACCTCCGACCGTTGCTGTGCCGCCGGCGAGCAATCGCAACTTCCAGTCGTCCTGCATGCCGAGTTCTTTGAGCGAATCGACCTCTTGAGCGTACTGTCCAGGAAACGACGCTGCGGTGATGCCAGCGAGACCGCCAGCACCCTCGAACACGCCCCTTGTCGTCATAGCTTGGCGACCGAGGAGAGTTGGAGCCCTACCAACCGCGCCCGCAGCCTGAAACGCCGCTTTGGCTCCAGGAACACCAGCCGCAGCACCCCTAGCAAGCAACTGACCACCGATCTTACCAGCCGCAGTACCCGCTACGTTGCCTCCGACGACGGTCGCCATCCATGGAGCCATCTGGGCGGCTTGCAGGGGACCGCTTTCATACCAAGGGTCTCCTGGGCGAGCTGGTGCGAACTCCTGAGCCGCTATAGCGTCAAGTTTTCGAATGTAGTCGATTTCCTCTTGCGTGCCACCCATGCCAACGAGTTCCATGATCGGCTGGGAAACGCCTTTAGACACGCCAAGACTCAATGCTCCGAGGGTTCGACCAGCCGCACCACCACGGTCGTCACCCATCTGCTGAGCCACCCCAGCAGCCAATCTCAACGTCTCCTCTTTTTGCTCTGGTGTCATCTTGCGGACAATACCAAGAACCTTGGCGCGATCGCCGCTACTCGAAAGCAGTTCTTTTACTGGCGCGACTACTTCTGGCGTCGCTTGCTCAGCGTAGGCTCGCTGCTGCCGACGTTGCTGAACCTCTATGTCTCCAGCCGCTTCACCCGCAAGCTTGTCGTCGGCAAAAGACGCTAGGTTGCGATCGATAATTGCTTGCTCGCGACTATCGTATTTTGGCGATAATTGAGAATCAATTGAGCTCCCTGCGGCTTTCGATTCAACCGCTACCGAACCTTGCTTTATCTTTCCGACAAGCCTTAAAACGTCCCTGGCCTCAGGAGTCAGCGAATTAGGATCAACGGTCTCGCCACCTTGTTGCTGACCGTAAACCAAAGATTTTCCTTCGGCTGGCGAAAATGCTCCCGCAGGCATTTCACTCTTCACTTTTTTTACTAAGTCTAGTATGTCGGTCGTGCTCATTTATTTGATTCTTTAGATTTGCGAGACGTTTATTTGCAGTTAAATTGACGCTAGGGTCACTACAGTATTTCCGATAGGTCTATTCCTTGAGTCAACAAGAACCTAATGGCGTTCTCTCTGGCTCTCTCGCTCAGCTTGGAGTCGTATGCTTCTTTGATGGCGTTTTGGACATCAGGACGCTGCTTGCTTGCAAAGTCAGCTAGTGATTGCGACATGCCTGTCTGCTGCGGAGAGGCTTTCTTTTGCTGTGCAGCCGCCGAAGCTCCTTTGCCTTTCGGCAACTTATCACCCTTAATCGGCTCGTAACTACCTGCTGCGCGACCTGTGCCACCGAGACCAATCCCCCCCATGGTTTTGTTTCTGTCGAGAGATCTTCGCATTTCCTCCATCTCTTTGAGGGTAGGCAGTCCCAGTCTCTTTCGCTCCGCATCACTCATTGGCTCAGGCGAAGGCGAAGTTGCGATCTCCACCGCTCGTTGCTGCTCGTTAGCCTCGAGTTCCTCTCCAGCTTGCATCGCAGCGTCTACCTCTCGACCTAACGCACTGGTGGAAGCCGATCTCCCGTACTTGCTTGCTGGAGCCGCAGGAGCACTAGGCTGGGGTGAGCTCATTGCAGCACTTGCGGCTTGAGCGAGCGGACTTTGGTACTGGTAAGCCGCAGCATCAGAGCTATTTGCAGGCGTGCTAACAGGGAGAGCTGCGTACTTAGGGTCAACACCTTCCCCTGGAGAAACCTCAACACCAACACGCTGCGGCTCCGCAGCCGGTGCAGACTTGTTCTTGCCACCCATGACCGTCACGCCGCCCCTTCTTGGACCTCCAGTTGGCTCGTCGTATTCCAGCCCACCACCTGGACGCACTGACATGGTGACACGGTTGCCCGTCGCGGGATTGATGCCGTAGTCCACCCCGCCCAATCCGAACCTACCCTTGAACTTCCCAACGTTCTTTGGTGGGTTTATGATGTTTGGGTCGGCACCACGCATCCGAGCATACTCTGGATTTTCTGGGTTAAAATAGTTGGTCCCAGGGCTCCTGTCCATGTTGGCAAGATCGTAAGCCGTATCCAGGTTGCTGCCCAGGGCGGCGTTGAAAGCAGCATCACGTCCATTGGTCGCAACTGGCGGCTTAGCTGCCGCAGTCGGGGCTGCTTGCTGCCGAATGTAGTTTGCGCCGGCTTCGTCGTAAAGGCTCGGATCACCGAGGAACTTGCCGTCTGGACTGTACACGCCGGTGCTCTTTGATTTCCAACCGCCAGAAGCCTGACCAGCAGGTTGACCAGCAGACTGACCGCCACCAGGAGCGATGGAGATGTAGCCCCGCTTGCCCTTCTTCTCGGGCTGCTGTTGTGCTGGCATAGCTGGCGTTTGCATTGGAGCAGGCTGCTGCTGCATAGGTTGTGCAGTGTTTGTCAGCACGTTCGGCGCACCAAACACTTCTTGCGGGGTGTAATCCCCTGGCTGATACGCACCTGGACCGGCAGGAGCGTTGGATTGCTGAACCCCACCCAAATCAGGCTTAAAAGATCCGTCGCTCATTTGCACTGCACCCACCACCGTGCCATCTGCCAGCTTGTATTTTGGAGGGTAGCTTTCAAGCTCTGCAATAACTCGCTTTGGATCTAGCCCACCACTAGAAATCGGCACAGCAGCATTGCCCATGTTTGCCGTTGGCTGCATCCCGCCTTGTGCCATCACTGGAGACCCACCAAACGTCGGCTGACCTCCAGAGTACGACGCTTGGGGTTGACCCGCTGGTGCTGCCGCAGGAGCGTTTGGCTGAGGCTGCGACAGGCCTTGCAGGAACTTCTGCTTCGCCAAGTAGTCGTTGTGCATCTGCGCCTGGATGTTCTCTGGAGTAACAGGGGTGTCTGGACCTGCCGCTTCGAGCCTAGCCTGCGCGGCTGCATACGCATTGGCGTAGTTCTTCTCGTCGCTGAAATACTCAGCCTCAGTCATGGGTGGCTTCGTTTGCAGTGCTGCTGGACCCATCTGCTGCATCATCGGCTGAACCTTGCCAGTCGACCTGGACATTCGCATGCGGGATTGCAGGTTCCCCAATGCTTGCGCTCGTTGAGTGCCGTCGATGTTCGTGTCTCGCATGATCTGCCTCATGGCACGCTGATCTTGCCGTAGCGCCCTGACCGTATCGGGATCGTACAAACCGCTACGGATCTCCTGCTCGAGCATTGCGTCGTCTTCCCCGATCGACGGCTCACGCATCTCCCGCATTGCACCCATCGCGCCCATGCGCTGCATGTCGTACTGCTGGTCTTGCGTTCTCTGACGCATCTGCTGGTCGGCTCGCTGCTGCTGGAGGACCATCGCCATGCCGTACTTGGTCCGTGGGTTCTCTTGTTCTGGCGCAATTCCAGCGGCTTGGTGTCTGAGTACGATCGGCATTTACAGAATCCTTAAATCAAACGTTTGTGTTTTAACCAGCCACTTGCTGGGTCCGAATGTAATCTTTGATCAACGCCAAGCGATTCGATGCGCTAGAAAAGTGAACAATATAGGCGTTTTCCAGTCCATCGGCAAATCCCGAGTACCAGTATTGCCAGTTCCATCGATAATCGAGGTGCCTGAGCGAAGCCCCAAGTGCGACCAAATCGTCGATCTGCTTGCCTACCCACACTTGCTCTGCGCAGTGCATGGTGCCAATGTCAACTTCCGGTCTGCGCCAAATACCGCTGGATTCCCGGCGACACAGGACCACGCCTGAGTTGACCGAACGCTCCGTGTCCTCGATCTTCACTTTTGAACGAGACTCGACGGACTTTCGCTCTTTCGTCATCCATTCTCGATGTCGGTGTGAAAACTTGCTGGATTCGTCGCAAATACCGATCGATTCGGGATTCTCATCAAAAATAGACGGCGATTGCTCTCGGACCACGCAATCGGCATCCAAAAACAGCGTTTCGTCATACTGGCTCGCAAAATGACCCGTGCGGAACTTCTCGAGCCCCCACCAGTCCTCTGTGTCGTTGTCGAGTCCAATGAAGTCGGCTCCGCACCGATCGGCGTAAGCCTGCATGAGCGGCCACGTCTCCTTGGCTATCTCTAGCATCTCAAGACCAACGGCGACAGACACAATGCAACGAGTCTTGCTTGTGGACGGCCTGCGGTTACGCCAAAGCACGTAGGCACGCTCCATCGACACAACAGGCTTCTCCAATGCTGTATTCACTTCGTTGTGAAACTCCACGGTCCACTCAAACCACTCCTCGGGAGATCCGTACCTCGGCGGGAGTCGGATCAAAATCGCAGCAACCTTCTTGCGGCACTCGCAACCTGCTGGCATGTACCGCTTCCACTTCTCGAAAGCTTCGGGAGTCCCGAGCTCAATGCGATGCAGCTTCGACCACGCTCTGCGTCCCTCAATGGCTTTCTTCGCCTCGCGGTCAAGAATCACATTGCCACTGATCGGCTTGACTGTTACGGTAGTCAACCAGCCTCGCTTGCCAAGCACGGCACCACACGTACAAACGTATGGACGGATGTCATTTGAGCAAGCCTTATCGCAATGCGGACAGCTACACACCACTGCAATCTCTCCTTGAGCAACAGTCATCGGAACTTACCGTAACGTAGTAGCCGCACGAACCAGTCCCGAAGATAGTGTCGCGACAAAGGCAAGCAAAATCTAGCTCGGTTATCACGTATGGACCAAAAAGGAAGCATGACTCCCCCGTCTCGCTCGCACATCTGTAGTCGATCGGGTTGCGAGTGCTGGTGCCTTCACCTGTCTGCGTGCAACCGCCAATGTTCGCCAGCACGTACTTATTGATCCCTGTCGCAGCAGCGCAAGAAAACTCGACGATGAACTGACCACAACACTGCTGCTCATCATGCTTCCACGCATTGCTAACTCGATCGTACTCGATCTGAAAGCAACACGGCTCGAGGTTTATCAAGCGAGCACAATCTTCTGGGTCAGGCCAAATGCAAACGTTCAGCACTGCGGGTAGTTCAATCTGGTTGTCGGTTCCTTCTTCGGTGTTGTCGTCGCAAAGGCACAATCCGCATCGCGGACAATTAAGATCTCTGGTTTCAGGTGGGTTGCTGTTGTAGTGCCGATAGAACTCAAAGTTGTCGGCGAGCATGTCTTGTTCGCTCATCCCAAAGCCGCTGTACCATCCATTTGCAAACAATCCTGGCGACTCCATCGACACGGAGCCAAGTACGGAATTGTCGACACCGGCGCAGAAGCTATCTTCGTCGATTGTCGCCCAGAGACGCCTTGAGTCTCCCGTCTCGGAGAAAACTTGCAGTTGTTTCAAGATCGATTCGCTGCCTCCGCTGCCAACTCCAAGTCGGATCCAACTCCGGTCGGCGGGATCCGCAGACCCTCCAGCAGCCCCACCAAGCCGCTCGTACTCCGCGAAGTAGTACGAAGTCGCCTCGCACTCTTCCGGATCGCCCGAGACCGTCCTGACGACGTTTAGGTAGATTCGCCACTTCTGACCGTCAGAGTATTCCGAACCAGCTCGGTTCTCTTCCTCTTGAGTCACCACAGAGACGTACATCGAGCCAACTTCGTCAGGGTGCTTCACGTTGCAGATCGCTTTCGCGTCTGGGACTTCGCACCTGGCTCTCCACGTTGGGGTATCCACGATGTAGTAGTCGCCAGGAGTGTCGCACCAACCCTTGCCTGAGAACGGAGCTGAGACTCGATTACCCAACGGAGTTCCCGTCTCGTCTCTTGTGAAGTCGTCGGAGAAGATCAGGCATTCGTTTGAACAGCAGCACTTTTTCCAAGCCATGTTATGCTCCGCTACATTCGCAGTCGTTCTCGCCGCTTGGCTCGCACTCGCAAGCCTCTATCTCCTCGGGATCGCACTTGGCGTTGATGATGTAGTATTTACCTTCTTGAAACATGACGTACCCTTTCGTGCCTGCCAGCATTCCGTCAAACACTCTATTCGGGTCGTTGATCGTTGCAGTGTGCGGCCAGTAACCCGACATTTGCCTGACGCACGCCTCGCACGAATCCGAGTCGGTCAAGTCCTCAGTCGACTGGAACCGAAACAACTTGTTTTCTGTGTGGACAGCTATCCAGTTGATCACCTTGCCGTTGTGATCCCGAAGAATTGCTATTTCATCCTCGAGACACTTCGGGGGACCGCCGTAGGGAGATCCGTCGACCACACCTGGGTTTTGACCAAGCCGCCACTTAACCTCGACAGGCGACGGTGGTACGTAATGTACGTCGATATCTGCCGTCCCTTGGGTTGGCAGGAAAGCTGGAAAAACCTCTCCGATGCGGTATCGCTTGGCTCCACCGGAGGTCACGCGACACCCAAAAGGCTTGGCTACCGATATCCCAGGCTTCTCGGCGCTGTTCTCTTTGTAGTCGATGAACTTCAGGATCCTCGGATCGAATCCACGGCAAACGACGTAGTTCGGATATTTGTCCTCGCAAGCCACTTGCATCATCGCACAGTACGGCCAATCGCCGTGCATCTGCAAATCATCATGATCGCCACGCATCGCGTTGTACGGCGGCGGCACTTGAAACCCTGGCGTTGGACGTCGTCTTTTACGAAACATCTTAGTTTGGCGTCAGCCAACCCCCTCCACTGTCCCCGAGTCCGGCAATCATCTTCGCCATGTCGTTCCATTCAGGTCCGATGTCCTGGCGACGCTCGACGAATGCGTAGACCGCCATAAGCAGCTTGTTCCGCTCGTCCAACTGGTAGGTCATCAGCCGCATGTTCTCAGCGGCAACACCCTTCCAGCCTTCGAGACGCTGAACCTTTGCGTTGACCATCTCGGCAATCGCACGGTGCTTGTGATCGGCGAGCGTGTTGGCGTTCTGCATGAGCAGCACCGCGTATCGTTCTTTGCCAGACATCAGCGAGGTCAAAGCAGCTTGTAGTTGCGACAACAGGGTGTGCTTCTCGGACATCTCCACCTTGGTTACATCCTGAGCCGAAACATACTGACGCTGGATTCCCTCAAGGAACTGAGCCTCGATCTGCTGGATCCGCTCATAACGTCGGTTGGCTTCTTCCGTACTCCACTTGGCGAACACGTCCCGAAGTTGGTAAATCCGATCGACCGAATCGATTGTCCGCTGTCTGACATCCTGGAGTTTGCCGTACAGGTTCGAAGCAATCTCGACACCGTACTTGGAGTTCGAGTCCTTGGCAGCAAATATCGCCTGCCGGCCAGCAAGGATCCGGTTGGTGGCATCGCTGCGGAGCGAGTAGATACTATTGACAAGCGAGGCTTGGTATCTGATCACTTCCTGGCGAACTGAATGCAACCGATCGGTGCCGTCCAGCCGCCTTGACCGCATTGCAACTTGCTGCTCGTAAAGCTTGTGCTGGTTGTCCAGTTTCTCGCGGTTCAAGCGGTCGTTAAGTTCTTGGATATTCTCGTCACGGTCCCTGGTGTTGCGAGCCGTGATGTCGACCGGAATTGTCGACGTGTACAATCCTTTGCTCACCAGCATTTGCATTTGAGACGAAAGGCTACCTGCGAACTGCTCGTTGATCCTGGCTAAATCCGTCTGTCCGAGGTTGACTAGGAAGTTTCGAGCGATCGGTGCGTGCGTGTCGTAGTCGGTTTGAAGCAGAATCAGTATCGCGTTGTAGTCTCCCGCATACTGAGAAACCAAACTTCCCGTTTGCGTGCTGAGTGCATCAAGATCTTCTGCCACCTGTTCGTAGTCAGTCTCAAGCAACGTGAGTATCGCATCTACTTGCGCAACGTAGATATCAACGTTCGCCTGAACCAACGCGAGTTGTGACGCAATGTCAGCCGCGTGAGCCGTGTAGTTGGTCGCCAGGATGCCGAACTGCTGGTTGTAATCTGCGATATGGCTATCGAGGTCGGAGTCGAGGGATGAGATCTTCGACAAGACATCACCCAGGTACGTTGCAAAGTTCTGGTCGAGCTCCGCAAGTTTGCTGTTGTAGTTATTGACGAATGTCGCCAAGTTCGCGGCTTGTACGGTGAAAAGCGATTCAATCTCCGAAGCGTTGTCAGTGGCATTGGTCTCCAGGTCGCCAAGCCTATCGAGCATTTCCCCCAACGCAATCTTGGAGTTGTTTGCGTCGATGACAATCTGAGCCTGATTGTCGTTAATCATCGCCTCAATTGCGTTCATGTACTCATCGAGGTCGGACAGGAACACACCTGACTGCGCGTTTTGCTCGGCAATCTGAGCATCAAATTGGACTTGAGAACTGTCGACCATCACCTGCATGTTTGCAAGTATTTCGGCGTACCTGACCTGGTTTTGATCTCTCGCGTTGTTTGCCTCGATGGTGTAGGAGTTGCAGAGAGCCAACAGCACCCCAGGAGGATACAAGCCTTGCTTCTTAACCGAAAAATAGTTCGTTGGCGGGACGGTGGTGTTGTCCTGCCGAATGTTTGTAATCTCGAACCCCTGTGCAACAAGCCATCCCATAACGTTTTCTGGGATGTCAGAAAGTGTTTGAGTTGTGAACCATTGCGCAACCGAAGTAAACGGATTGGCAATGTCTGGCAGCTCGTAAAAAAACTGGTTAGGCGTAACCTCTGGTACTACAGATACGTCATTTTCAGTCGACATTATCCACCCCTTTCGTTAAGCGTTCGCAGCTTTGGCTGTCATGTCAAACACCGTCCAGGTGTCAATCGCAGAGCAAAAACACCGAACCCCCTTGCTGGCTGGGATAACAATACCTGCGTTTGCTGCTTGACCGTTCAACACCCCAGTTGTTGCAGGGTACAGCTTCGCAGCAGTCGCACTGGTGTTGATCACTTCCATGATGTCACCTGGAGCACCAGTCGGCAACTTCACCCCTTTGGCTGCACTATCCGAGGTAATGTACGTTGTGTTTGTAGCTGCCAAAGCTGCCGCATCCAAGTAAGTGCTTCCAGTTGCCGCAGTTGCTATTGCTGTGGAACTGGACGAAGGAGCCCAAGTTCCGTCACCACGCAAGAACTGCCTTGTGTTGTTGCTAAGTTTCGGCAAAAGACCGTGCGCAGACGAGGTGGCGTTCAGGTCAGTGTTGTCGTCGCAAGCCGTGAAATCGTCAAGTTTGATCGTCTTGGCATCGAGTAAATAGCGGCTGTCCCACAGGTCGCCAACAGTCAGCTTTCGAGGTGTGCCAGTGCCGATCATGTACAGAATATCAGCGTCAACCGCAGTGGTCGCAGCCGTCAACCCTGTGACGTGAGCTGGAAGTGCATCCCAAAAGTTTGACCGCAGATTTGCGAGCGTAACTTTCGTGTTCGTCGCTCCCTCGTCGACAAGAAACAGGTCGCCATCGGAAAGTGCTGCTGCCGTCAACGCACCCACATCGATGCTACTCGTCACAATGCCAGCAACGTAGGTGGCAAGAGCTCCAACGTCCAGTTTGTAACTCGTCGTGCTTCGTCGCATCCACAGGTCATCGCCAGCCTGAACCGCAGGACTTGCATCAGCTTTATCCCACATCTCGGTTTCGATGTAGGACGCAATGTTTGCTCCAGTGATCCTCTTGGGGGTGGTCCCTTCGATGACATAGAACGTGTCGGCGTCCTCGAGTGCCGTCAAGGCCGTCAAGCCAGACACGTAGGTCTGGAAGTCAACCCAGAGCTTTGTCTCAAGTTCCGCTAAGGTGGCTTTCTTGGCTGTTGAACCATCCCCGACCAGGAATAGCGATCCCGAGGCAAGCGAAGCACTCGTCAAGCCGGTAAGGTCAAGTACGCTCGCCTGCACGCCAACGAGAGCAAACGTCTTGAGTTGGTCGACTGTGACGCTGAAAGTGACCCCGCCCCTGCCGATCGTAATCTTGTCGCCAGTTGCCACTGGGTTCCCGCTTGCTGCCGACCATCCAGAAGCCAGGACATAGGTAGCCAACTGGCCGATATCCATTTTGTTCTGCACTCCCGATCGGAAGATCAGGAAGTTGTCTCCAGCCACTCCGCTACCGGCGCTCGCCGCACTATCCTGAGTCCCTACAACGTATGACGCGAGATTTGCTCCAGTTGCCGTCCTTCCTGTTCCGCTTCGCTCGAGAAGAAACACATCGGTTGCGTTCGCCGCCGCTCCGAGCGCCGAGTAGGTATCCCATGCGCCTGAAACAACGCTGGCTCCAACTTTGCCTTGCACGTAGGTCGCGATCGTTTGCGCTGTGACTTTGCTTGCCACCCCGCTATCGCTCACGTAGAACGTGTCCGCATCAGCGAGCGTTGCAACAGCCGAAAGACCAGCAACATACGCTAAGAACTGCGAGTGGACCCTCGCCGCAATGTCAGCAAACGTCGTCTTGCGTGCAGTCGTGGTTTGCGCAACGACGTACTGATCCGTGTCAGCCAATGTTGCAGCAGACAAGCTGGCGATTTGATTCCCGAGGGAAACAGCCGAGGAGTTGAGGAACGTCTTGACGTTATCGATATCGATCTGCTTGAGAATGCCGCCGTCGTTGAACACCAACTTGTCGCCAGAGACGATCGTCGCGCTCGTTTCAATCGCTTCGAGTTTGTCCACCACCCAATTGAAGAAGTTCTGAGCCGTGATGATCTTTTCGATGTCCGATTGAAACACGTTGAGTTCATCGGCGTCAGCAACCGTTGTGATCACTGGAGCTTGATGGAGCGTGTCGACGACAAATGCGGCAAGCAATGTCGCCGTGACATGACGAGACGTCGTGCCGTCAAGCACCGGAACCTTTTCTGGTCCCGTAAGCGTATCGACTGGCAAGCCAGCAATCCATTCGGAGAATGTCACATCAGGCACGATCTACCTCCACGCCCCAGAAGGCTCTATCACTGCACTCGCACCTTCCCACGCCCAGTTGCCACTTGCAGCCGAGATGAGCAGGATCATGTATTTACCCCTGGCGCGAGGGTAGCAACGGTGATTTACACCTGCCGTCCAAACGCCGCTACTGTGAACATTCGATGGCGTAGTGCCAGCAACCAAAGCCTCAATCGCCGCTTTGGCGTTGATGCTCACTTGCTCTGCCGTATCAGCCACCATAACCCTCCAGGTGACATTCACACTCCCAGAAGCGGTGATGCCATGCAACTGAATCAACCTGCCGTAGCTGTTGCTGTTCCCGAGTTGAATTGGACCCAGAGCGACATGCGAGCTGGAGTTCCCAACCTTGAACGGCCAGAACCCCATGCGCTCGGTATCGAACATCCAGGAAACCGCCGCTGACGGTATATGAATGCGCACCGACCGAGTTTCGTGGTCGTATTCCAGCACAGTGGACGCATCAGCAACCCCTGTGAGTTGCTCAGGGACAACATCCTCGGAGATCGCTTGCAGACCGTCACCAGACGCCGACACGGTGTAAAGACCATGCGACGACAGGAAGTAGTACCGATCGAGGTGATCACGGCACCAAGCCTTTGGACCCACCATGCCGACTTCTCGAGAAACGTTTCGCAACGTTCCATCAGCAGTCGGATCCCCCTGAACCACCCAAAGCGAACCGCTCGTTGCCGCCAACAGATAAGCGTCTTTGTGCGGAATCAGTGCCACAATGTCAGTTCCGATCTCTCCAGCCTCGGACAACTGGATAACAAACGGACGCGCCATGTCGCTGACGTCAGCACTCAACGACCAATCGGTGTAAACGCCCTGCCGGCTAGCGAAGATAATCCTTCCCGAAGGACGGATGAATCGATCGCGATAGACGCATTGAGCACCGTGGGACGCCGGAGCGTTTGATCCTGGATCTACGTAAACCACCCCTCCACTGTGAACCGCAGCAACACCAGAGCTCGCAACAATGCGATTCCCGCTGTCGTCTACAATCGCATTGCTACCGCTGACAAA